AAATGTAGCAAGATTTGTAATGAATGACCCTGCTATTCCTAATAGATCTCCAGGAAGTTTTATAAATCCATCAAACCAACTTTTTGCCAGACTACCAAGTCTTCTTACTCTACGAATAAATTCTAGTCCCATCCTATACAACATAGGACCTGCTTTTATCAACCAACCAACAGCGAGAATTCCCACTGCTTTCATCAATCTACCAAAAAATCCTCCCCCTCCTGCTGCAATTCCTGAAGTTACGGCAGAGCTTGGTGTTATGTTGTTTATCTGTGCCGCTTCGACTTGAGACTCAGCATCTCTTCTTCTCTTATTTGCTTTTCTTCTATTGAAGAGTTGTTTACTTCTGAATATAGCATTTGCCTTTATTCTTGTTGTCTTAGCAAGGGTTCTTCTTACATTCGTAGCAGTTGTTGTAGTTTTTTGCAAACTAGTCTTCATCCCGCTAAGAACGGACTTCATTCTTGACGTAGATGTTGATCTGCTAGGTGGTAGTAATGCGATTGCCATATCAGTCTACTACGTTGTATACCAGTTTAGAATACATGGTGTAGAAATTATCAGTATTTGATGAGGATATTTGAGGTGTATCAAATCCAATTGAAGAGTCTGGTTGCGAAGAATCTGGTGTTTGAGATTGTTGCGGAATTAACACTGCTTCTGGTGGCATCTCTTGCAAAGGTCCCAAATCTTCCATTGAGAATTTTGCTGTAGGTTGAATGCTCTCTGGAGAAAGAGTAGTCTTTCCTTCTGCAGCAGATTCTGCTAGAGATTCAATTTTAGGATCTACATTTATAGTATTTGTACCTCCATTATCTGCTTTACCTCCATCCGCCATTCTCTTCACTTCAAGTCCAAGTCTAGCTACTGCGAATGGCGTACCGAATCCAGGTATCATAGAACCAACATTTAATAGTCCTCCCAATATGTCTCCCTGAGAAAAATCAGATAAAGCAAATGCACCACCTGCAATTACATTTAGTCCTGGGATAAATCTACTCAATCCTCTTCCAGCAAGTCTTCCTCCTCCTCTACTAAGAAGTCCGCCAAGTCCTCTTCTAGTTCCTTGAACTACTGCTCCACCACTGGTAGTTACTCTGGCACCACCTCCTACTACATTTCTGGCAGTAGTTGCCAATCTTGCTCCTTGAGTACCAGTTACTGTTGCTCTAGAAAATCCTGGCAACTTTCTTAGAAGATTTAATCCAAGTCTACTTAGTACTCTGAATGGTAATAATAAAATCTTTGCAGATAGACCAGCAATTTTAAATGCCAATCGACCCAAAACTCTACCAAGGACACCAAATCCAAGAGTTGCTGCTAATAAAACTGCTCCAATTTGTATGAGACTGTTTCTAAGATTTTTCTTTAACTCTTCAAATCTCTTAGTTAATCCCTTTCTTCTTGCATCAAATAAAGCAATACCCGCTTTGGTTAACCAACCTCCAAGAAGAAATCCTAAAGCAGTTTTTATCCTTTCAAATATTCCTTGTGCTCTTGATATAATTGCCTGTACTGGTTTTAGAAGAGATGACTGTAGTTTTTTCTCTAACTCGTCCTCTCTACCAGTTCTTAATGCTTCATTAGCAAGTTGTTCTTCCTGCTTATTTTCTTGCCTTGCTTTCTCTGCTTCTAGTAGTTGATTCCTAGTTACAGAATTTGCAACAGTATTTACAGTTCCGCCAAGATCTTGTACCTTTGCTGCAATAACTCTAACACTATCTGATAGAGTTCCGATATCTTGTTCGTTTCTTCTTACAATGGCAGTAGTCTGAGGAACAATAGCAGCACTAGATCTAACTAGACCTCTTCCTCCGCCTCCACCACCAAAAGCAGAGGAAGATACGTTTACACTCCTAAACATCGCAATTCTTTCCCTTTTAGAAAGGTAAGAACCTGTTAGTGGATTTACTCCTCGTTGTGCGATGACTCTAGGATCTTCAGCCATTACTTATTCCGTTCTTAAGATTTTCTTCCTCAATGTATTGTGTTAAGAGAGTTACATAAATTTCTCTCTCCCAGGGGATCATATTTTCCAGCTCTGTTAGTGAGTATTTATGATGCTGCACGAGGGCGAAATTGGTTTTAAAGTATGACTCAAGAGTTTCATGAGCCATCGCTACCCGAAAAAAGATGCAAGTCCTTCTAGAACAACATCACTCTCAACACCAGTGTTAGGATTCCTAACTTTTACTGAATGCGAAAGTCTAGGCATGGTTTCGAAAAACTTTTCAACTGCCTGGAACTGCTTTGAATTAAGTTGTTCTAGGAAAGCAAATAATTCTTTTTTAGTGCAATCAGAAGCACTCCATGCTTCATCTTGACTGAAAACTTGTTCGATACATCCAGAAATCAATTCAAAGGTTTCATCAACAGAAACGTCAGTTTGATTGAAGTTTGACTTGATGAACTGATCCAATGATGGATACTTCATTCTCATTGTGTAGTTATCATCAAGAACAATATCTCTACTATGTGCTTCATCAATTTCAATCTTGATCTCATCCAAATCAATTCCAATAGGAACTTGAGTTTGTTCATCATCAGGGCAAGTAATCAAGAGATCAACAGATTCTCCGACAGATTTACCCCTAACATGCAGGAATAGATACTCGATCTCAAAAGTAGGAAGTTTATCGACCTTAATACCTCTTGTAAGAATGCAGTTTGAAAGAACGTCCTTCACTGCTCTGCCAATCTGCTTCTCATCCTCAGACTCCATTGCAATGATGAGAATTTTCTCTTCTTTTACAAGAAAAGGTCTATATTTGATTTTCTTACCAGTGACAGGCAAATCCAACTCATATGTTGGTGTAGAAATTACAGGTAATGGCATAACCTAGAATGATATCAGTAAAATTATTTATCGGTCTTTTCGCCAGCAGTGAAACCATCTTTGGTCTCGGCACCAAATGTTACGGTCCCAAACTCACTTCTAGTTTTACCCTCTGCCCAGGGTTCTTTTTTTATCTTAGCATCAGTAGCTTCTTTTAAATTTGCTGCTGGTTTAACGCCAGCATAATCCGAATCTCCATTTTTATTATTATCCCTACCTCTCTTCTGATCAATACTATTAATTCTTCCAGAAACATAACGAGTATATTCGAAACTAGCAGATGCTACCAAATTTCTGGATTGATCATAACCAACACTGACAGGAGAAACTGCTCTTGGGAATAACCCAAAAAATGTATATTCTATACTATTAAGATAGTCTCTTTCAAACTTCGTAATCTTAGTTTGATCCATCTTATAAGTGTCTGGATACTGCATCTTCGCAAAGTAATTTGGATCTGCTTGCGAAAATCCTCCAGAGTTAGATGTTGGATTTTGCGGATTAAATGAACCGCTGTTCATAAATTCCATCCAGTGTTCTAAGAACTTTATGACCTTATAATCTTTATCGACATAAAATTCTAAATTGATAGGAGTATATAATCTTGTATGAGCAAACTTTTCAGTTACTCCTGAAAAATTACCAGTTACGTTAACAGTTGCATTTGAAGCAAAGGGCAATGATGCACTATAACATAGTAGTCCTAGATCACCACCAATAAATCTCTGGTCCACACCTCTTGAGGACAAGTAACTTGCTAATGGTCCAGGAGCTGCGCCAAAACGAACTTCATAGTGAGATGTCTGTGCAAGATTCGTAAGAGTTCTTTTGAAATCGCTTATTTTTCTAGGAAGTGGTGCTGACAAACTAAATACCTAGTATGATTCGTTATTGTTATTTAGATGGCATATTCAGGAAAATATCAACCATCATTTCCAAAAAAATACAAAGGAGATCCAACCAACATTATTTACAGGTCTCTTTGGGAAAGAAAGTTTATGAGATACTGTGACCTGAATGAAAACATTTTAGAATGGGGAAGCGAAGAAATTATTGTGCCATATCGCTCTCCTGTTGATAGAAGAGTTCATAGATACTTTCCAGACTTCTATATTAAGATTAAGGAGTCAAACAACACAATCAAAAAGTATCTAATTGAGATCAAACCAAAGAAGCAAACGGTTCCTCCAAAGAAACCTCAAAGACAAACAAAAGGTTATCTTAGAGAAGCATATGAGTATGCCAAGAATCAATCGAAATGGGCAGCAGCAAGAGAATATTGTGCTGATCGCGGTTGGGAATTCAAAGTTATTACAGATATCGAATTAGGGATATGAGTCGCTTATCGAACCTGGTAAGAAAGAAAATCGGCGGAGAAGATCCTGACGATACAATGCAAGACGTTATGGAAGCATTGGGTGCTGAATCCCAATCAGTGCCAGAAGTCGGAAAATATTATACTTTTGTATATTCCCCCAAAACCCCAAACATTCAATATGATGAATTTCCTTTAGTTGCAGTTACTGAAGTATTCTCATGGGGATTTAGAGGTTTGAATTATCATTGGCCAGGTTTCAGACAGTATACTTTTCCAGAAATTGTTGGAGGAACATACAATATTGAAAATGGAGAAGAACTTGAAGATGCTAAAAGATTGTCATATGGAAAAAAGCGTCTAAATAACTAAAAAGTTGCTATAAATGGCAGTACAAGACCCAAGAGAAATATCCAGGCAAAAGGGACTTGGAAAAAACTATAGCGGATCAACAAAACCCGCTACAGAAACTGCTGAACAAACTTCAAGCACATCTGGCAAAGCATCAGGGAAAGACGGTCCAAAGATACTGAGATATCCTTTTACGAAATTAGATAAATCTGACGATTACCTGAAAATACAAATATTTGAATTTACACCTCCAGGTTTAGAATTTGCTGGTGGTGGAGGTTCATTAAGATTAAGAACAAGCGACGAAGCTCAACAAACTGGAAAAGATAAAAATTTAGCAACAATAATACTACCAATACCAGAAGGTGTTGCCGATAGTAATTCTGCAAGTTGGGAAGCTGGAGGACTAAATCCAATAGCACAAGGTATTGTTGCAGCATCAAACGCTTTTTTAAGTGGTGCAGAAAATGCGGACATGGGAGAATCTGTTAAAAAACTATACTCATCAGTAGAAGGTATGGTTAAATCCGTCACAAACACTGGTGGAAAAGCAGCACAAAATCTAGTGTCTGGATACACTTCTGGTTTGGTTGCTAATGTTCTTACTGGATCTAGTGTTGGTGCAGTAGTCGGAAGAAGTAACGGTGTAGCAATCAACCCAAACCAACAGTTACTATTCAATTCTACAGTTGGCAGAACCTTTCAGTTTGGATGGGACATTGTTCCAAGAAATAAAAAAGAAGCAGATACGGTAAAAGAGATTATTAGAACTTTGAAAATAAATATGGCTCCTACTAGAGATACTGCCAACACTGTCAGTGGTGTATTTTTAAAGTCTCCAAAAGTTTTTAAATTGCAATATATGAGTGGAGCAGATACGCATCCATTCTTAAATAGATTTAAAATCATGGCGTTGACAGGGATGGCAGTCAACTATACGGGTTCTAATACTTACGCAACCTATGATGACGGAACACCTGTTCATATGCAATTAACACTAGGATTTTCAGAACTTACTGCTATTTACAGCGGAGATTATAGTCAAGGACAAGGAAAAAGAGGAGTAGGTTACTAATGAGTTACTTTAGAGAAATTCCAGATATTGAATATCCATCATTTCTTAATGATAAGAATTCTTCCCTAGACTTTATTAGGGTGAAGAATTTATTTCGTAGAGTAAAACTAAGAGATGACCTAAAGAACGTATTCACTTTATTCAACAACTATATCATAAGGGATGGTGC